GCTACCAAACGGTAACTATCTTGATAACACCGCTAATCACTTTGTATTGGTTCTTGGTAAGAATCCAGCAACAGCATTGATTTCTATGAAATCTACTCAACTAAAAGTTAGTAGAAAATGGAACTCTATGATGATGGGGATTAAATTACAGGGTAAGAATGGTTTGTTTACTCCGCCTACTTACAGCCACATTTACAAGCTATCAACCGTTCAGATGTCTAATGACAAAGGAACATGGTTTGGTTGGGATGTATCTAAAGTTGGTCCTGTAAATGATAAGTCTTCTTACGAGATGGCTAAATCATTTGCGATCAGCGTGGGTAAAGGTGAGGTAGAAGCTAAACCAGAAAATCAAGAAGCTAAAAAAACTTCGATAGATTTATAATATCCTAGGTCTTGGGCGTCTAAGCGAGAGTGGAGACGCCCATGTTACGTATGTTAGAGAAATTTATAAATATATTTGAAGGCTTAGATTCTGCTTACGGTCAGTTTAAGAAAGAAAACAATAGACTATCCATAAAAGTTGAAGGCAAACCTTGGGTTGATAAAAAACCCGTAACGAAAGAACTTTGGCAAAATCACTTAAAAGGTATTGGGCCCAATTTAGGTATATTCCCATTAAGAAGAGATGGAACCTGCAAGTGGGGTGCCATAGATATAGACGACAATAATTACGATTACGAAGAATTACTTCAAAAAATTAGAAAATTAAAACTGCCACTAATAATGTTTAGATCAAAAAGTGGTAGGGCTCACGTATATATGTTTATGAAAGATTTTTATTTTGCAAAAGATGTACAAATAGTAATGCATAAGTTTGCGGGTAAGTTAGGTCTCGCAGATAAACTAGATAGAGTGTATCCGATGCAAACAAGTTTAGGTGAAGGAGACTTTGGATCTTGGTTGAATATGCCATACTATAACCAGGAGGAGGGTTCAACGTACGCTTACAAAGACGACTTTGATGGTGCGACCATCGAAGAATTCTTTGAAATGTATGACATGTACGTTCAAGAAGATTTAACAGAGTATCTTGTAGAGGAAGTAAAACAAAGTATAAAAAAACCAAAAGAAAAAAAATTAGAAGATTTCTTTTTACCTTGTGTAAAAAATTGTCTAGCAGAAAATAATAACAAGATCCCTAGCAATATAAACAGGAATGATTTCTTACTACATAAATTTACCTGGTCTAATCGCGCCATGGAAAAAGGTGTGAAGAAAATACCAGAGTTCTCCAACCTTAATTCTAAAAGTTTATTAAAACATTTTAACAAAAAATTTTTAGAAGAGCCTTTAGATGAGAAAGAAATAGAACAAACAATATTTAAATCAGAAGACAGAGAATACAATTACCTTTGTAAAAAACCAACCATAAAAAAATACTGTGATGCCTCTGCTTGCACTAGGCATACTTGCGGAATAACTCCACTAGAGGCAGAACAATTAGTAAAAGCAACACAAGCTTTAGGAAACATAACTCAATATTTGAGTAAGCCTCCAATATTTTTTGAAAGTGTTGATGTGAAGAATGATAATGGAGATGGTTACAAAAGAATAAAAATAGAAATGCAGGGAGAAGATATAATAGATAAACAAAAATGGATAAGGAAACTAGCTAACCAAGGATATTTTCCACACCCGTCTGTGTTGGATATGAAACAAAAAGAATTTCAGGGAATGCAGTATCAAAGATTAGAAGCTATGTTATATGAAGCTGCAGATGAGGAGGCATCAGAAGATTTTGAATTTAAAGCTTTGATATATAATTTTATAAGAAAGACTACTGTAAGTTATCACAAATCTGCTTTGTTTAATCAGGGTTGTTACGTAAATAAAGAAACTAGAGAATTAGATTTTAGACTACCTAACCTTATGAATTATTTAAAAGCAAAGAATGTAAATATTCCGGTAAATAAATTAACTTTTAAATTAAAAGAAGTTTTAAGTGCAAGAAAAGTAAACGGCACAGTTTACGACGAAGTATTAAAAAAAGATAAATCATGTCCGACATGGAGATTTGAAGCGGACACAAATGAGTACGTGGTGCAAATAACAGATTCAAAAAAGGACCAATTAGAATATGACCCAGAAAATTAGAATAGCAGGACCTCCAGGTACAGGTAAAACTACAAAACTAGTACAAATATACTATGATCATATAGTAGATAGTAAATACTCCCCTACTGATATAATAGTTATATCTCATACTAATACCGCTGCTGATCATATCAGAGATAAAATATATTCTGATGATAGCATACAAGAATATCAAGAAAGAACAGGGAAAGAAATTTTTAGATTAATAAAACAATCAAAAGAGACATTAAAAGAAAACGTAAGCACAATACATAAGTTCTGTAAAGATAGAGTTGTCGGACAATCTTTTTTAATAGAAGACTATGAAATATTAATAAACATACATGAACTTTTTAACAAACATACTTATGGTAAAAATTTTCAAAGTGTAGATCTATTATTTAAAAAACACCCTTTCTTTAAATTTATGAGCATGGCAAGAGACAACGGTAAAAGTTTTTTAGATTACTATAGAAGTCTAACATACAAAGAAAAAGAAGAATATAAATACGAACCTGAAGAACTTATCGAGTTAGAAAAGAAATACATAGCATTTAAAACTAATGAAAAAATAAATGACAGAGCAAGAATAATACTTGATTTTCAAGACATGGTGCAGAAATTTTCAGACAATGAAGAAACTTCAGAGGACGTCTGTAAAAACATAAAGATATTAATAGTTGATGAGGCACAAGACTCTAGTGTTATACAAAGAAAAGCAGAAGCAGTTATGTCGAAGAATGTAGATTACTTTTACAAAGCAGGAGACCCGGACCAATCTATATTTGAGTTTGCTGGTGCAGATCCAGATTCTTTTCACAAGGAGTTTGCAAAACCTGAAATCGAATTAGAGCAAGGTCATAGGTGTCCAAGAATAGTCAACGAGTATTGTAAAGAAATTATTAGACCCATTTGGAATCATTATGGTTATTCTAGAACCTGGAAACCAAGAGAAACAAAAGAGGGTCAGATTGTAGAAGGTGAAATATTTGAAATGTCTGATTTGAAGCAAGACCCTTTTGCGTTAGAATTAGAAAATAGAATATTAAATACGAAAGAAAATTTTATATTTACATACAGAGGCAATGAACCCTCTACTATGATATCTTATTTAAAAGAAATAGGTATGCCGATCAAGATACCAAAAAATGCAAAACTTAAATTTAAGTATCCGACGATTGAAATAAAAAATCAAAGATCATTTTTAGAATTGTCAAGAGGGGAGAATGTTTCTTTAGCAAAAGTAAAAACAATGTTGAAGAGTGTAAACCCGGAATATTTAGCATCAGATAAAAATATAGAGGATGTAGATAGAGGTAGTTATAATAAAAAATGGTTAGTAGAACAAAAATATTTAGTGCCGGGTGTTATGAACGTAAATGATTTTCAATTAATTAATAAAATTAATTCTGTAATAGAGTCAAACTACATACGAAAAATTGTTAACAATAACAGGGATTTAGAAGATAAAAGAATATTTTTAGAAAATATTCACACGATAAAAGGTAAAGAATTTGACAACGTTGTGCTAGACATGACGTTAACAAATGAAGAAGAGGACTTTGTAAAAAGACGTATGGCTTTTGTGGCGTGCTCTAGAGCAAAGAAAACTCTTTGGACAATAAAAAGTAGAACAAACATAACATTAAATAGGAGGGCATATGACGCATAAAGATATATTTAAAGAAGCATTTCCACAAGGTCGTCAGGTTGGTGGCAAACACTATAAAGACATGGTTATTCAGCCGTATGAATTTATATCAAAAAATGATCTTTCGTTTTTTCAAGGCAACGTGATAAAATACGTATGCAGGTACAAGTTGAAAAACGGTATACAAGACCTAGAAAAAATTATACACTATTGCGAGTTGGAAATTAAAAAACTAAAAGATAAAAAATGATAGCACCAGAGTTGTCAGAGGTGAAGATAGAAGATGGTGAGGTTGTTGCTGTTGACTTAGAGACGCACGATCCAGACCTCAAGACCCACGGATCAGGGGCCATAGTTGGTAAAGGTAAGGTATGTGGTATTGCTTTGGCCTATGGCGATGAAAGATTTTATTTTCCCATAGCACACAAAGGTTCTACATCCAATCTAGCTCCTAGTCTTGTTTGGAGAAGTTTAAATAGAAAGATTTTTCAAAACGAAAAAGTTACAAAAGTGTTTCACAATGCAATGTACGATGTATGCTGGATAAGAGCTGCAACAGGAATGATGTTAAAAGGTCCTGTATATGATACTATGATTGCAGCTTCTATCATAGATGAAAACAGATTACGTTATAGTTTAGATTCTCTTGCAAAAGATTATCTTGGTGAGTCTAAATACAAAGGAGACCTAAGTGATAGAGCATTAGAAGAGCACGGAGTATCTGATCCTATGTCTAACATGCATTTACTGCCGTATGATTTAGTTAGAGATTATGCAGAACAAGATGTAAATCTTACACTTCAGTTATGGAGAAAGTTTGAAAAAATAATTAAAACTCCGGTCGATACAAAATCAAAGAAAAAGAAAACTTTAGAAAACATTTTTGATTTAGAAACTAGATTATTTCCTTGTCTTGTTGAAATGAGATTTAAAGGTGTGAGAGTTGATGAAGAAAAAGCAAAATTACTTGGACAAGAATTAAAAGAAGAACAAGCAAAGATAGTAGAAGTTATAAAAAAAGAAACAAAAGTAAGTGTAGATATCTGGGCTGCAGATTCAATACAGCCATTGCTAGAACAACAAAAGATAACAGATTATAAAACAACGCCGAAAACAGGGCGACCTAGTATAACAAAGTCGTACTTAGAATCACACCCCAATAAATATTTAAAAATGATTGCAAAAGCCAGACAACTTGATAAATTATTCAACACTTTTGTACACGGTATTTTAAAATTTGTACACAAAGGTAGAATACACGCAGAAATAAATCAAATTAGATCTGAAAAAGGTGGAACGGTAACCGGAAGGTTTTCTATGTCCAACCCTAATTTACAACAAATCCCATCTAGAAGTGACCAAGGTAATAAAATTAGAAGTTTGTTTTTACCTGAAGAAGATCACAAGTGGGCATCGTTTGATTACTCACAACAAGAACCAAGACTAGTTGTACACTATGCTTTGAAAAATGGATTACACGGTGCCGAAGATATGGCAGATGAATATAATGAAAATGTAGATACAGACTTTCATGAGATTGTTGCAAGGATGGCAAAGATAACAAGAAAACAAGCTAAAACCATTAATTTAGGCCTATTTTATGGTATGGGAAAAAATAAATTAGCCAGATCTTTAGAGCTGGAGGACGATGAAGCAAAAGAATTATTTAATCAATATCACACAAAGGTGCCTTTTGTTAAAAAATTATCAAGTGGACTACAAGAGTTTGCAGAAAAAAATAAAAATATTTTTACATTAGAAGATCGGTTTTGTAGATTTGATAGATGGGAACCAGTAAATAAAGAATGGAACGGAGAAAAAGGTGTCTTTGAAATTAGTGAGTACAAAGAAGTTGAGGGTAAAAAACAAATAGTAAAAGTTCCGGTGCCTATTTTAAAAAGACATGAAGCAGAAAATAGGTATTTAGCAAACAAAGTAAAGAACCAGGAAGCAAATGATCCTCACTGTAAAAACTTTGAAGACTATTACAGGCCTGCTTTTACTTACAAAGCTTTAAATAGGTTAATACAAGGGTCCGCAGCAGATATGACAAAGAAGGCAATGGTATTGCTTTTTGAACAAGGTATTATACCTCACATACAAATTCATGATGAATTATGTTTTTCTATAAAGACTGAAAAACAAGCTGACAAAATAAAAAACATTATGGAGAGTGCTATAAAACTAAGAGTGCCTAACAAAGTGGACTATGAATCTGGACCAAATTGGGGTACAATTAAATGAGGATAAACTATGGCTTATTTAAATGCGAATATACCTGTAGAGTATGCACAGATCAGGAGAGAGTATCTCTATGACCTTAAAAAACATCACGGAGAAGTCGAAGACTGTATTATCTTTGGCGTTACATGTATCACTGGGCGTGCTTTACTATTTCATGCAATCATGGAGAACGGCGCAATCTTTTATCGCCTCCCAATTACGGCGTTTATTCAACGTGGATTTAAGGTCACTGACGTCCCAAGGAGAAGACTTGATGAACTTCAGTTGTGGA